CGAATCTGTTCCAGCGATCCTTCGATCCACTCACAAACTCGTTCAAAGTCATGGTTGCCTTCCAATGAAGCCAACGATTGAATGACTGTAAGTGGTGGTTTTGTTAACACGCTACTTACTTTTTGTAATCTTGCAGCGAGCGCACGCCAGGACCCTGGTGGTGGCACGGGGCATTGGGGGCCTCGAAGCCGGGGTACTGACGATGCAGACCATCGCCTTCCACCATGCCGCCATCGGCATATCCATGAGCCATGCCGCCATCTGCCATCTTCATCGGGGCCGGAGCCATTTCGTTGTGGGGCTTTGCGCCGTAGGGTCGTTTCATGATCTTTCCTTTACTGGACAAGGTTGGCGTCCTGGCCACCGGCAGGATTGCCTGCGGCGTCCAGTGTCGCTGGGGCTTCGGGTTGCTGCTGCTGTTGCAGCGCCATCTGCTGTTGCATCTGCTCCATCTGCGCGGCCTGAATCTGCTGCTCTTTGAATTCGAGCTGCTCCGGGGTGGGGACCAGTTTGTCGGTGTCCATCTGGAGTGATGCGGCCACCTCGCGCAGGAGGTATGCCCTGCCCTTGGCGCCAACGATCTGGAGATCCACAGGGTTTGCCGTGGTCTGCAAGAACTCGTTGCGGCGCATCTGCAACTGCTCCTTGGCAACCAGGCCCATGGCGCCTTTGGCCACGACCTTGAAGTCGCCCTTGGCGGTGGTGTCCGGGTCGTAGAGCATGTTGTGTACGTACATCCGACCAACGATCGAGGCGATCACCACATCGCATGAAGCGATGGCGGACTTGATGCCCTTGGCTGCGTTGTCCATCAGCATCGACAGACCAGACGCCGTGCGGCCAGCGCCGCCAGAAGCCTGACCGCCGTACACGTAGTTCGGGATCCCGGTCACTTCGTCGGCCTGCTTCATGAAGGTCAGGTAGACGTTCATGAGCTCGGGCGCATTCATGTTCGGCTGGAAGAACCTGACGGCAGGCTGACCGCCGCCGGTGCGATCGGAGGTGGTCTGCCAGATCTTCCAGGGGTACATCGAGGTGACGTTCTCGCCATCAGGCAAGCGGTCAACAGCGATCTCGGCCTGGGGACCGGAGGCGATGCCCATGTTGTTGGCCAGGCTGCGAGCTGCGGCGTTGCACATGATCTGCACATCGCGCATCTGCTCTCCCAGAGCGGTACCCCAGAACGAGCCAGGAACGGGCACCCACTGGGCAATCTCGTAGGGACGCTGGCCCAGGGGATCGGGGTTCAACTGCACCTTGATGATGAAGGGACCGATCTGCCAGACGTTGACCTCGTACTCTTTCATGGGGTCGATCTTCTTGCCCTTGAAGCCCCAGTCGATCAGCATCTTCCCGGACACAGAACCCCAGAACTCCAGGGCCTCGATCACTTCCTTGGTGTACAGACGGGCATGGGGTTTACCCTCAAGCCGATCGCGTTCCTGGTCGCCCATCAGCCACTGACGGAAACCAGTTTCGCCAAAGCGCTCGAGCACCTGGTCGATGTCTTTGTCGCTGTACCCAGGGGTGCCGCGCATGGCTTGGAGGCTGGCGCGTGTCAGGCGGTGACGCTCGATCAGATACCCGTCATTGACGGTGCTGGAGTTGGGCGACGGGAAGATGTCGTGAGGTGAGACACGGTTGGTCTCGCGCACGTAATCGTTGACGATCAGCGGCTGGAACTTCGGCCCCCACTTCATCGTCTTCTTGCGGCGCACGACAGGGCCCTTGAGGATCGCAGTCGGGTACGTCACGAAGTCGTCCACGAAGTCGCGGAAGGCTTGCTCGAATCCGCCAGCGGTCATCTGGTCTTCGATCTTGTTCTCCATGCGGTTGGCGCACTTCTCCGCCTCTTCGCGCATGCGAGCCATGATCGTGTCGTGGACCTGTTCCATCCGGACACGGAAAGCTTCGGGGTGAACCTGGCCACCGGCCTGGACGAAGGCTTGCATCTCCATCTGGACGAGCTCAACGATGCCGGCTGAGATCTCGGGCGGGAGCTCAGGCTCCTTGCCAGGCTGGAGCTCGAAGGCACGCTTGCCGCCGCCGAGCATGACGTCGTTGATCCAGTTCGCCGCAGCTCGAGCCTTGATGTCGGTGATCCGCATGAAGATGTCCGAGCCACCGGTCTGGGCGATCTCCATCGCCTTCTCCGGGTCGTACACCCCACGACGCTGGCGCTCGCACTTGAGCAAGCGTTCCGTGATCTCGGTCTTCGAAAACTTGGCGCGTTCCCAGCAGTCGCTGATGTGACGCGAGAGCCCTGAATAGAGCATCTCGATCAGCTCATTCTTCTGCTCGACCTTGACGTCCACCTCTACCGGTTGAGGTGCGCCAATCATTCCAATGGCGATTCCGTTCATGTCCAACCCTTACTGGATGCTTGGACGATCGAACGTGCCCTTGCTGGCCGCAGACCGTTTCGCACCCTCATGCACAAATACTGAAGAGCGTCATGGGGATGCGAGAAAGCATCCTTGACGGGACGGTCCCTGTATCGTGCAGCACCTGAACTCTTCAGGCGCTCATACCGGTAGCGACCATTGAATCCTTTGCGAAGCGTCGAGCAGCTGGGATCCAGGAGCAATCCAGGTCCGCCGTCGATCATTCGCGTCAGGAAGAATGCAACCGATTCTCGCCGGGGTATCCAATCATTGGTTGCCGCGGGTTCGGTTGGGATGCCCAGCTCGAGCAGCTCCTGGAGGCAGGTACGCTCGTCGGTCTGGGCGCGGATCTGGCCGGCAGGGTCGCCTTCCGAGAACCGTTGAAAGCCGTTGTACTTGTTGGTCAAGATCGGTCGAACGACGTCCGACGCGAACTGACGGATACCCATGTCCTCGCTGATGATCTCCTCGAGGATGACCAGGCGCCCATTGGGCATCTGCTGGCCGATGATGCAAGCTGGGGTTAACCCGAAGTCCCAGCCCAGGATGATCGGGAGACCCCGGACTGGCTCCAGCTTCTTGTCCGACACATGCACTCTATCGTTCCATTCCGGATAGACTGGTTTGCCGTCCGAGGTCGTTCCGTAATTCCCCATCAAGAAGACGTTGATCCAGCCTTCCTGTTTGCCGCCCACCTGGCGCAAGTAATAGTCGTGGCCGCTGGGCAGGTTGTCGATGTTCTCGGCGTCTGGGTTCGGGTGGTAGTTGCCGTCCTCGTCCCGATAGATTCCGCCAGGCTGACGGAAGAACTTCCACCCCTTGGGCGTCTCCATCTCCGCGATCTGGTAGTACCAGTGATCGTCGTCCGGCGGGTTGGTGTCCATGATCACGCCGGTCCAGCTGGGGCCACCTTTGAGCTTGGACGGGTAGCGACCCACGCGCTGGGTACACATGTCGAAGACCGCCTTGGAGATTTCCGACGCTTCGTTGATCCACACCCCGGTCAATTCCAGCGAGCGCAGCTTTCCGGTGTCGAGCTCGGAGTCCAGCGCCAGGAAGATGACCTCGAGCTCCATCGCCGTCCCGTCACCGATGTCGTCAATCCGCATCGTGCTGGTGATCGGGGTGTCCCAGCGGATGGGCGCCACGTTTTGTGGAAACCAGGTCTGCCAGGTCTTGATGGTCGTGGACTTCAGCTCGGGGTAGGTGTTTCGGATGATGGCCCAACGCGATCGTCTGACCCCGTCGTACCAGGGCTCCTGTTTGCACGCTCGCATGACGATCTCGGCGCAGCAGGAAGACGACTTGCCAGAACCGACAGGCCCCATGAGGCCCCGTACAAAGGAATGGTCGTTATGAAAAGAGGCCGCGTTGGGTCCGGGCGGGAAATACGTGACCAGCCCGTCGTCATGTTCTACGACCTCCAGCGTCATTTGGGCTGCGGGAGGTTGGCGTTCAGATTGAACGTGATGCCTTGTGCGCCCGTCTCGATCTTGACGTCAGAGAGGTTCGGTAGCGACTTGTCCATCAAAACCTTGATGGCCTGGATCTGCTGCGAGGTGAGCTCTTTCTTCCCTGTCGCGCAATCAGTCAGCTGATTGATCAACATGGAAACTTGAATCTTTTTTCGGACGTCGTCCTGATGGGTCTTGCGGAGTCGTGCTGCCATATCAACCTCATACCTGCCGTTGGTGGCATGAGGCGATTTTCGTTGGGGATTTGATTGATGGTGCTTGGTGGGGGCGGCTGGAGTCGAACCAGCTCATCCAAAGGAAACGGTTTTACAGACCGTCGCGCCTCGCCATCTGCGCCGCGCCCCCATTGCAGGGACGATCAATATCGCCAGCGGCGAATTCGATTGGTCTGGGTGGCAGGACTCGAACCTGCGACCTCATGCTTCCGAAGCACGAACTCTACCAACTGAGCTACACCCAGATTGGTTGGTCGTGGCAAGGAAACTTGTTGCATGAGTTGAACTGTAACTGGTGTTGCCGCTGACGATTATGCGGCGTCTGTGTTGATGCCAGTGACCGCTGGATGGGGCGGTGTGGCCCAGACCGATTCTGGATTGTTGGTAACGAGTGGTATGTGCTCACCGCTCTTTCGAGACCCGTGCCCCGCGCCAGCATTCGGCAGTACCAACACGCATGAGGACTGTTGCAGGGACTTATTCCGGATGCCCAGATGCTTGGCAATCCCCATGCGTGTGGGTGGTGCCTTACGGGCACCAGTCGGCCAGGTCACTCGAGGGAGGAGCAACCATGAAGGAGGACCCCGGCCCTGGCTGCGGATGTTACGTGGCAGGCGCCACCTTCCGCTGGGCGCCGACATTCAGAAAATTGCCGAGGTCCAGTGTGCCTGGTGTCTTTGCCCAAAACCAATCAGGGATAACCCCTACAACAGTTGGCATGGTCCTTGCAAATACAGATATATAAGATACCGATATATACCGTACCGATGTATACCGCTACCGATATACATTTCTCATACACACCCGGTCTTAAGACAAAGGGTGTGTATGAGAAGGAAATAAAGATAAAAAAATACCGGTGTATATCGTTCGATATATACCGGTTCTTTGTATATCGGTATCCATTGGATACCGGTATACATCTATATATCTATATATAGTCTATATATAGCTATATACAGGCGTCACTGACCGAGCTTGACCTTTTCAGACGCCGCAGCAAAGGTCTTGAGCAGCTGTTCGACCAGCTTCAACAGGTCATTCACCCCACCGAACTGGCGCAGATCCAGGTCGGACTCGAAAAAATGGGGTTCACCGTACAGCATGACGCTCCCCGACAGCTTGACCAGGTGCGGAGCGTCGATGATTGCGCTCTCCGGACGCACATCCACCTGCTTCAACGGCTCAAACTGGTTCAAAAACGCCTGGACTTCGTGGGCTTGCAGCATTGATCGCTCCTTGTTGCTGAAAAACACAGCATAGCCGGGGTTCCAAAGGCCCCCGTAGGAGCGATTTTTTGGTCCGGTGGGTACCTACCCCTACCCCCACCCCAGAAAACGCAGCCAAGGCCCGATTTAGCGGCTCTGCGCAGGGTTCGGAATTGAGATCCGACCCTTCGATTCAAAAAGTGGGGCTCGTACGTGGGATCAGATATGCACTGGAGTCCTCATACCCCCGTACCTCACGGTCAAGACCACGGTACGCCAGGGCCTACCCCCATGCGTGGCGAAGCACGGATGGTTAATCCGTCACGGACGTAGCGTTATCAAGGGTTTGCCACCGCTTTGTGCTGAAGATGTGCAGCCGTTTCGCCTTCCCCTCTGACGAGGGAAGGCTTCACTTTCCCTTTTTCGTGTACTTATCCACAAGTTATCCACAGATTTCACAGATTTGTGGCTCTCGCGCGATTTCCTGTGGATAACCTGTTGATTTCTCAAACCCTTTTGGAGCTGACATGTTCAAACATCACTTCACTGCTTACCTCTGCCTCAAATCCATCATCTGCTTCATCGGAGCCGCTGTTTGCGTTGCACTCAACCAGTCTCCCAACACGTTGCTGATCGTCGCTGGCCTCAGCTTCTCCTTCGCTCCGCTCATGGCTTGGCTGGAGGATAAGCAATGAACGACCACATCAAAGACTGTTTGCTGGCGATCGCCATCGGCATCTCTCTCGCCATGATTCTCGTCCACTGGTGGTCATCGTGAAGCGAGGTGAATCTGTCACCTGTCCCAAGTGCTCAGGCACTGGACTGTTCCGCAACCTTGGCAAGTGTTTCACCTGCCTTGGTTCTGGCGTGATGAACCACGCTGATTGGAAGCGCTGCCAAGCCTACCAACAGCGCTACGCCAATCCCAGCCCACAGCGTCCTCTTCTTTGACGCTGCTGAGTCGCTTCCCGCCCTCCTTACGAAGGGCGTGAATCGCCTTTCTTGTGTTTTTTGGGTGTCTTCGGATGCTCTGCTTCCTTGTTTGCTTTCGTGTTCCTTTGTTCAACCTTCCTTTCAGGAGAAAACCATGACCATCGCTATCGCTCAAACCGTTGCCAATCCCGCCGCCCCTACCGCTGCTCAGATCCAGCGTTTAGTTGCCCTTGGCATCAACTCCGTCCCTGCGACCCGTTCTGAGGCTTCGCAGGCCATCTCCGCCGCTATCGCCCAGCGCGATATGCAGCCGGCAACCCTGGCTCAGATCGGTCGCGCTGCCGCCCTCGGTGGCCGTGACCTGCCTGGCGCCGGCGTGCGTGAGAAGTCCACCCAGATCTACCTCTTGGAGGCTCTGGTTGCCTTCGACAACGCTGCCTCTCAGGAGGACACCAACGCTGCCGCCGAGATGCTCATCGCTCGCGTGCGTGAGCGTCTGGTGAAACCGCTGCGTGTCACCGTGACGGCGCCCAAGGCTCCGGCTGGTGAAGACGCACCGCTGTAACCACATCGCAACGATCGGGGCTGGTTCGCCAGCCTCGGTCTTTGTTTTTCATGCCCTGTTCCCGGCTCAATCATTCCACGGAGGCTGTCATGCCCAACACCATTGACCTTGAATCCCAGCTCGGCCAGTTCATTGGCACCGAGCACTATTGCTTCAACCCGCTGTATCCATGGATGAAGTACACCGATGGCGTTGCGTACTTTGCTGAACACGCCGGCTGTCACTGGTTCCTGGACATTCTGGGCACCGAGCTCGCCGCCCATGTCCGGCGCAATCCGTTCATGGCGATCACCATGTCCGTCAAGGACAGCATCGCCAACATCGTTGTCACCGATGGTAACGACAACAACATCTGGTCACGCAAGGAGATCTACACCGACTGCCCAGCCGGTAACTGGAAGTTCTTCCTTACTGACAAAGTTCTCATGCTCACCTCGGAGTACTGATCATGAAACTCTACGAAGTCCCGCGTTACAGCCGAATCCGCCTGCCCGACGGGCTCGAGCTCAACTTCGACCACATCGACGGCATGTACTCGTACTGCACCGACGATAAGGGCATCGTCTACCACATCTCAGCGTTTGCCGAGGTCGAAATCGTTCAACCACAGGAGATCAACCATGACACGTAAAGAAGACGCCGAGCTCCAGATCATCTGGGAGCAACTCAATGGAGCGTTGTACGACGTCTCTACGGACAACGCCAAAGATGCTGTCGAGGCAATCGAGGACTGCATCAAGCGACTGGAGTCGCTGGGGGTGGGCGAATGAAAACGTCCGAACTGACAGGAGCCGCCCTTGATTGGGCGGTGGCGAATCTTGAGAATGTGCCTGTTAATGCACCAGGGTATTTGTGGGGCGTAGGCCAGTTTAATCACCGCTATTCGACCGACTGGGCACAAGGTGGGCCGATCATTGAGAGGGAGAAGCTCGACCTGTTTACCGAGAAGGGCACACCGGAATCGTGGGTGGCAAGCATTGCCCGTTACCAAAATGGAGAGCGCCTTACAGGTTGGCGAATTCACCAGTATGGCCCCACACCCCTGATCGCCGCCATGCGGTGCTACGTTGCATCCAAGCTGGGCGATGAAATTGAAATACCGGAGGAGCTGAAATGAAACATTCAGAGCGCTTCGCGCTGGACCACTGGCTGTCCGACTACCCCATGGGCCTGGACTACGACGAGGTGCTCGATCTCATCGCGGATGAGAGCGACCGTGTGCTGACCTGGATTGTGGCGGAAGACTGCCCGACTGCTGAATTGATCGAGATCATTGAAAGCACCCGCGCTCAGGTTGAACGCATGCTGGACAACCTGTTGTACGGCATCTGCCTGAGCTCCAAGACTGAGGAAGAAAGCATTATCGAAGGAGCCATGACATGACATCCACCCAACTGTACGAACTGCTGGACAAGGCCGGCATTAAATTCCGGATCGTTGAGATCTTTGAAGGCGTCCGCCTTATCCGTGTTCTTGTTGAAGAGGAGGAAGAAGAATGAAACAGTGGTACGGACAAGTGCTCATGTCTTACTGGCAGGAGATCTGGGTCGAGGCAGAGACCGAGGAGAAAGCCAAAGAACTGATGCTCAATAAATTCGACATCGCCCAAGCCGATCCAGGCGAAGGCGAAGTTTGGGACATTCAAGAAGTCAAGCAAGGAGAACCAGCATGCTGATCACCCGCACCAGCACCGCAACCGGCATCGTCCGCACCATGGATCTGCCTGTCACCGAAGAACAACTGATCATGTATGCGACCACTAACGCACTGATCCAGGACGTATTCCCTAATCTGACCGCAGACCAGCGCGAGTTCATCGTGTCTGGCATGACCGAGGATGAGTGGGAACAGATCTTCGGTGAGTACGAGAACCATCACTACCAACGCGACGGAGGCTCATGTGAGTTCGATGACATCCCATTCTGAAGCATTGAGGCTGGCGTTGCGCTACATCAAAGCCACAAACAAAAACTCAGGATTCTGGTTGGTTCCCGAAAGCGAACTGAACAAAACAGTCTTTGCCATCAAACAAGCCTTGGAACAACCAGAGCCAGAGCCTGTGGTGACATTGGAAAAACTTTTGGAGAAGAACAAATGAGCCGCATTTCATGGAACACATTTCTTGCGTCGATGCTGGAAGTCGGCCACCGAGAGTACATCGAAACAACCTTGGATAACTACGCTCAAGTGATGCGGACGGTAAACACACCAAAGAGCCGTCGCCCAAAAGAAATGGCTGGCATGGAGTTCACCACAACGCTACTGACTGCTGTCGGCGCAAAGGTTGGGGACATTCGTTATCTTGTTTGCGTGGAGAGAATCAAATGAGCACTGGCGTGATGTTATTTAACCCGTTTACGGGAAAGCCCCGTCATCCTGATGACATTGCAAGCGACCCCCGTGGTGTTTTGATTTGGGATAGTGAAGAGCCATTGAAAGCATCCCCACCCAAGCGTGAGCCGCTGACGGAAAGGGAGATTGTTCAAGTGGCGGGAAAGCAAGTCGCAGAAAAGATTATTGCTGGGCAAGAAATCACACCAGAAGATTGGATTGCGTTTGCCAGAGCCATCGAAGCCGCCCACGGCATTAAGGAGAAGAACACATGAGAATACAAATGTGCCCGCGATGTCTGAAAAACAGATTCAACAATAGCCCTTACTCATATACATGGTGGCATGTTATGGGCCATGGCTATATGTGCTGGAAGTGCTACGACAAACTCACGGAGAAAAACGCATGACATTCAAGACGCACAACGAAGTGGTTGGCATCGGCGTATCTGGCACGTTCAAGGTTGGCAATCTCGACTGCCCGTACTCAGACCTGGTTGCTTGCTTTGGCCAGCCAATGGATGGAGACGAGTATAAGACCGACGCCGAGTGGTGGATTCAGTTCGATGACGGCGAGATTGCCACGATCTACAACTACAAGAACGGGCACAACTATCTGGGTGACGACGGCTGTGACACGGTGGACATTGATGAATGGTCGATCGGTGGCAAGCATCCGGAAGTTGTCCCCCGCATCATGGAGATCCTGGCCGAGCTCAGGTCCAAGCCTGAGTACGTACCGTTATGAGCCACATCCTGGTCAAAGACGGCACTGACGAAGCCGCCCTCTACATCATGCGGAAGGGAGCCGTGCGTGAGGCACAGGTTCAGCTTCTGTACACGGCGCTCAAGGATCTGCTTGAGATGCCCGAATACGATGGCACCCGCGCAACCAGCCAGGTGAGATTGCGTGCCAAGAATGCAGCCAAACGCGCACTGAAGACAGTAGACGCTGGCAAATACTGATACCTGTACCTGCTCGACTGAATCACAACGGCCCCGCACGACGGGGCTTTTCATTTTCATCAACGACTCACGACTCAATCATTCCACGGAGGATCTATGAGTAACGAAGAACAAGCAAAGCAGATCTTCGAGTCTGCCAAAGACATGATGGACAGCATACGTGCTGTCAACGGCGCCAACTATGCGCGGACTGTTGAGATCGCACTCAACATGCTCAAGCTGCAAGAGCTGCTCGGTCATCTCATCAGCACGATGGAAGATGACATCGGTCAGGAGAAAGCAAACAAGGTTTGGCTTGGCTGCAATCACATCTTCTCCCATGTGATTGGTCTGGCCTCGTCCAACGGCGGGCTGCTGGAAACGGCGGACCCGAATGAGCTGGTTGATTGGGCTCGCAAGCTGCTGGCGATAGAGGAGAACGCCGCCAAGGCTCTGATGGGAGATTCGGCATGAAACGAATCATCATCGCAGCCGTGGCGTGTGTCGCCACACTGGCACACGCTGAGTTCTATTCAGGCAACAACCTGTATGCACGGATGACATCGTCAGATGTCTACGACCGGATCTTCGCGCAGGGATATGTAGCTGGCGTGGCGGACGCGGCATACGGAACGCTGTACTGCCCTGTACCTGGCATCACGCTTGGTCAGCTGGTTGATATGACCAAGTCGCTGCTCGAGAAGAATCCTGATCAGCGCCACAAGACGGCGGACTCATTCGTGATGCACGCCATCACTGCCGCATTTCCCTGCGCCAAGAACAGAAAGGGTAACGACGCATGACCGATGAAGAGTTCAAAGCGGTGCGTAGACACGTCATCGCTCTGTTTGTGTTTGCAGTCATCTTCTTCTACTACAACTGGAGGTAATCATGGGATTGGATATGTACGCGTACGCCGTGGACGCAAGCAAGCTCAATGACGACGATGACATCGACGTTGAGATGGGCGATCACGCTGAGAAGATCGCCTATTGGCGCAAGTTCAACCATCTGCATGGGTGGATGGAGCAGTTGTACCGTGAGAAGGGTGGTGAGCAAGAATTCAACTGCACCACCGTCAGGCTCACGCTCGACGATCTCGAACGGCTGGAGAACGAGGCTGAAGATCCCGAACTGTTCCACTCGGTTCAAGGATTCTTCTTTGGCGGTGACGAGCTGCACCACGAAGACATGGAATCGCTCGAGGCGTTCATTGACAAGGCGAAGGACCTGATCAAGAACCAGGGCATGGCAATTTTCTACGACAGCTGGTGGTGAAAGGAGAACCATGAACACATATCATCTGCGCCGATTCCGTCGTGTCTTCAGCAACTACGACTGGACACCGAAGCAACGCCGCCGCTACGCCAAGCAGTGGGTCACATCCATTCGCTATCTTGGTGACAATTGGCTGCTGGCACAGCCGGTCTCCAAGGCTTCTTCCTCCTGAGCCCCCGCTCTTCCCCGCCTCTATCGAAGGCGGGGCTTCGCTTCCCCTTCCTTGATTCCCTGATCCCTATCCACTGTTTCCTTGTTCCTCTGCTCTCCCTTCCGTGACCCGCTTCGGCGGGTTTTTCATTTTCATGGAGACCAAATGGAACTCTACAACCTTCCTGTCATGCAGCGCTGGATGAACGAACCGCATCAGCAGTTCACCAGTCGCTTCCTGAAACTCAATCAACGTGACTCGGCAGCAGCTGCCGACCTCATGATGGCGCTGGCCACTGCGCTCAACTCCCTGGCCGGCAAGATCGGCGCCACCACCGACGAAGAACAGAAGCGCAAGTTCGCGGAGATGCGTGAGCGTGTCCTCAATATGGCAACCGCGTGCTACGTCAAGTGCGCGCAAGCAGGCGGCAATCGGTTCTCCGTCATTGTGTACATGGTCAAGATTGACAAGGCCCTGGGCACGATGCGTAACCTCGACAAGCTGGGTCGTGTTGCTCGCATGTTTGACGGCGCTCCGGACGAAGCCAACTGCGAAGAGTGGCTGCGCGGGCAGATTGACATCACACGTTGCGACGACTGCGGTCGCTGGGAATACGACTCAAAAATCAAAGAGACCTATCACAGCGATCAGGTCTGCCGCGAATGCCTCAACAACTACTACCGGTACTCGGAGCGCTACGGTCAGCACGTACACGAAGATCGCAGTCGTGAGGCGCGTGACGAACACGGCAACTACGTCATCATTGACGAGGACGACGATGAATTCGAGTACAACGAAGACTCAGACTGCTGGTATCACGTTGACTACGAGCCGCCCGAGCCGCCGATCATCGGCAACTACCACTCGAGCAAGCCGTACCAACGCATCATCATTGATGAATGGTCCAAGATCAAGCATCGCTGGTTTGGCGTCGAGCTCGAGGTCGAGATCAAGGATCACCAGGTCGATCGCAACGAGAAAGCCAAACTTCTCAACGACGTCATCAACGATGGCGAGCGTGGCAAGCGTGTGTTCTTCGAGAACGATGGCTCTCTCACCACAGGTTTCGAGATCGTGAGCCAGCCGATGTCACTGCCTGCTCATCATGAGACCTGGCAATGGCTCCGCAACAAGGACGCCACTCGCTATCTTCTGTCGCACAACACTCGCACCTGCGGCTTGCATGTGCATGTGAACAAGGACAACCTGACGCAGATCCAGATCGCCAAGATCGTGACGTTCGTCAACGATCCGAAGAACGAGGAGATGATCCGTGCCATCGCCCGCCGATATGCGGAAGGCTATTGCAAGATCAAGCAG